CGGGGATTGCTTTATGGGTTTTCTCAACCGGCGCGGGTTCGTGGGTCTTCGTCCAGGCAGTGAGTTCCGGGCAAAGCGTGAAGCCGTTGCGCTTGAGGGCGTCAACCACGGAGAGGCTGGGAGGAGCGGACCACATCTTGTCTTCGCTGTGCCAGCGGCGGTCCTCAAAAGTCTTGACCAGCCCCACCATTTCAGAGCTGTAGTCGAATCGGATCTCAATGACACCCTTAATCAGCTCTGCTTTTCGCATCGGGCCGTCCGCTTTCGCTTTGTTGGCGGGGTTCATATCGGTTCCTTAAATATAATCAATGGGCAGAATATCGCTATCGCCGAAATCTTTCAGCGGCTTCTTGTCATGGGGCACGTGGAGTTGGCTGGTGCAAAGGACTATCATGTTCTTTTCTTGACAAATAGCAGATAGTTTTTCAAAAATGGTCAATTCCTTTTCGAGATTGATTGGGCGCTGTCTAAAATCGGGAACCATGGCTGCATTTTTATTGTTCATTTTACCCTCCTTTAAAATTGATCTTCAAATGGAATAAATTCTGCTTCGTATCTTCGCCGGGCTTCATCCAGAATAAACGGGGCGTATTTTGACTTACTCGACCCCCGCTTGATAATAACTTGGATGATATAAATCACATCATCTTTTGTCACCGATGATTGCGGCTTCTTCCTCCGACTCTGTTTTCGCTTCGGGAATGCTGCGCAAATTCTCCGATACCACAGTGGGTTTCGATTCATCGCTGCGCGTAGATGCCGCCCGTCGCGCTCCTTCGCCTCGTCTTTATTCGGCACCAAGTAGACGTCAAGATACTCGGTGGCAAAATCATCGATCAAGCTCTGGAGAAAAGGCGCGAGTTCAGAATGGGAGGGATTGTTGTCCATTTGTCTCCCACCTTTTTCGATCCTCTATTCTTTTCCGCACTTGAATGAGTAGGTAGTTCCGCCATGGTGGCAATGCCTTGATGTGCCAAGGGCAGACACAAATTGTGTTCTGGCATTCGTGGTCTACGTGCCTATCAGCCGGGATCGGCCCATGATAAAGGGCATAGGCAACGCGGTGCATCCACCTAGTCGATTTCCCTTTCGCGTTTCCGCACGGATACCCTTTGTAGCCCTCCCGGTGTTCATGCATTTTATGCCGATGTATTCTACCAAGCCATTCCCAGCAACCAGAGGGCGTCACCCGTATATTGTTGAGCAAGAAGGCCAACCACACCGCCTTTTCTTCGGCGGGGATATGAAAGGGCTTGATAACCATTCGCCCCCGGCCTCCGAATTTTCCTTGAGTGATTTGCGGAGTTATCATGCCAACGCCTGACGAATTTCAGTGAACCCCCGCCACATCTTCCAATCGCTCCACCCCGCCGCCTTGAGCAGTCGCCGCAGGTTCCCCACCATATGCTTCCGGCACCCTCTCGCCCCATCCATGACGTCTTCGGGGGCGGCGATAACCATGGCAGCGATTTCCTTGGCCTCCGGGGATAAATGGTGGAGGACATCATAGAACTCCAGGATAGCGGCGGGATCAACGCCGCCTGCTATCAACCCCACTTCTTCCTCCGCCCCTTCCTCTTTCGACATCACCCATCGCCACCCTTTTGGTTGTGTTTGGACGAAATCCCTATCGTAGCTCCTCGGTAGCTCCCCGGCAAGCATTTCATGTTGCAGCACCAAGTACAGGAACGACGAGAATTTACCCTTGGCGGCGTCGTAGCGGCCCAGGGCCTCGTAGAACAACACGATGCCCCGTCCCTCTAAGTCCTCCCATTCCACGGCGGGGCATTGCTTGTGCTTCTGGTGGGCGATCTTGCGGATCATGTTGCGGTAGTTGTTGATGTCAAACATTTTAACCCCTCGCCATCAGTTCAAGGATTACACAGACAAACGCTGCCATTATTACCCCCATAATTACCGCCCCCAACGGTTGTTTCCAGTTCATATCCGGTCTCCTTTCATGTTGCGGTGGGAGTTGGCGTTTTTACTCTTTGTCGTGAATGGGTATGGGGTGAGGAGTTTATCCCTCCAGGTGAGCTTTTTGTAGTTCTCAAAGCATTTGTCGCAATCATGCCTGATAATCACTACGTCTTCCGCTTGATAAGCACCGCCAAGACTATCACCAACGACTTCACCGCACCTTCCACAAGTCCATTCGCCAAAGTAGGTTTCTTGTATTTTGGAGTGACCCACTAAAGCGCACACAATTGCTTGGGCGGTTTCTTCTTCGGGGATTCCCGCCACAATCAAGCTGGATAATATGTATTTCACTTGTTTTTGCGTAACCTTTTTCATCACTTCTCCCTCCTCGTATGTTTTGGTGCCCGATAAACCAGATGGCATCCAGGGCAGCTATCACACCACACCCCCGTAATCATCTTGATGCCGCAGATTGGACAACAGCCGCTGGCCACCCGCCCCGGCTCCAGCGGAGTCACGCGGGTTCTGGTTCGTATTCGTTTGCGGTGGATTACCATGTCAGTTTGTCAACCAGTAGTTTGAAATCCATGCCATACACTCTGCGTAGGCGTTACACCAACCCATCAAGCCGGGCTGCGGGTCTTCCAAGAGCGTGTTGAGACGTTTCACATACATAATCAAGTCAGGGTTCATGTCATTCTCCTCATCCAAGTTCTTGCCGGATGTGTTCATCCAGCACTTTTATCTTACCGGGGATCTCCGGCTGTTGCTCTTTCTTCCGGCCAATGAGTTGTAACGCGGCGCGGACAGTCAGCACCTTTGCGTTGACGGCACGTATGATTTCGATGGGGGTCATTTACTATCTCCTTCATAAGGGAAAGGGGCCTTGCGGCCCCGGTGGTTGGTTAGCCGACTGGAGTTACGCTGACGAGCCCATCTTCTCCATTTGCAGCGACAGCACCTACCAAAAACATAACAGATTGTGCCGGACCCATCACAATCATGTGGCCAGTTTCTGCTGTTTCGTGCCAATAAGACAGATGGATTGGTGATTCGGATTTTTTGCGTTCTTGTCTGACGATTGCTTCGATGGTGGCTTTGTGGGTGGTGAATCTTGCTTTGAGTTCCATGATCAGCTCCTAAGTAGGTTTTATGATCGGTGGGCTATATGCCCTTTTCTTACCCTCAGTATAATTGATTACGCTAAAAATAAAAAGAAAAAAATATAAAAAGTTAAAAATATTTATCCGTAGCGATTTCAAAAGGTTATGCCATATCTTCCCCCAAAACCAGTAGACACCCCCAAAAATAATATATTATTTTATCTGCAAACATACAGATAACAGCCAACCTGAAACCCTTGGGCACCAACCGGAGCGAGACAAACAGATATGAATATATGTCCCTCCCCACATGTTAAGCGAAGACGCTCCGGTGGTGCCGCCCTCCCCGTAAACGATATGAAATCCCCGACCCCAAGAAAGAGAACCGCTCCCCACCCACAATCCCGTGCCGAAGCAATAGCAGCTATGCGCCAATCATTGATGATCGGCAATCAGTTCTGGAAGGCAAGATCAAGCCATGGTAGGAAGCCTATATTCTATACCGCTGAGATGTTATGGGATGCATGCCTCCAGTATTTCGATTGGGTAGCAGCTCACCCGTTACTTGAGGCCCAGGCGTTTGCATACCAAGGGGAGATAACAGAGAACAGTCTCCCCAAGATGAGAGCAATGACTATAGGGGGGTTGTGTATCTTCCTTGATATAAGCCAGATGACGTGGGGTGAATATAGGAAGCGGGCGGAAGATTACTCTTACGTCTGTAGTCAAGCGGAGCAAGTAATAAGGGAGCAAAAGTTCACGGGAGCCGCTGCTGGCCTCCTGAATCACGCCATCATCGCAAGGGATCTCGGGCTGGTAGATAAGAAGGATCTGACAAGCGGTGGTGAAGCACTCCCCGCAGGAAACAGCGTCGTGATAGTTCTCCCCGGTAAAGAGGCGATTGAATAGTGACGGCCCCTATCCCATCCACTGTGACGAAAGTCACGCCGCAACCCGGTCCGCAGACGCAGTTCTTGAGCTGTGACGCGGATGTCGTGTTTTATGGTGGCAGTGCAGGAGGCGGCAAGTCGTTTGCTCTATTACTCGATCCACTATACCATTATGGCAACTCATTATTTGGTGCGGTAATCTTCCGTCGGACGATGAAGCAAGTCACAAATGAGGGCGGCTTGTGGGATACCGCGTCTGAGTTATACGTGCCAATCCAAGGCGTCGCAATCCAATCCCCCACGTACCACTTCACATTCCCTTCCGGCATGCAGGTTTCGTTTGCTCACATGGAGCACGAAAAGAATCGGCTCGACTGGCAAGGGGCGCAGATACCTTGGATCGGGTTTGACGAACTCACCCATTTTACTTGGCGCCAGTTCTCTTATATGTTTTCTCGGAATCGTTCTGCGTCAAACGTGGCGGGTAAAATTCGCGGCACCTGCAACCCTGACCCTGATAGTTGGGTTCGTAAATTCATCGACTGGTATATTGGGGCAGATGGTTATGCAATCCCGGAGCGGTCTGGCGTCGTCCGCTGGTTGATTGTTGAAGGAGACGAAATAGTCTGGGCCAATAGCAAACGGGAATTGCTGGACATGTACCCGGCCAGAACGGAAGGGAAGGATATTTTTCCGACATCATTTACATTCATCCGTTCGTCTGTCTACGACAATAAAATCCTGCTGGAGAAAGACCCTAGATATTTGGCCAACCTTCATGCATTGAGCCGGGTGGAGAAGGCACAGCTCCTCGATGGCAACTGGAATGTAAGGCCCACGGCAGGCAGCTATTTCAAGCGGTCTGATTTCGAGATTGTGGACGCGGTACCAGCCGGAGCCAAGCGGGTGAGGGCATGGGATCTGGCGGCGACGAAACGCGCTGAGAACGCAGAGCAACGCGAGAAAAAGAGCAATGACCCCGATTACACAGCAGGCGTCAAAATCTCCAAGGTGGGGAACATCTATTATATTGAGCACGTCGAGCGGTTCCGTGAAGACGCCCCCGTGGTTGCCTCCCGACTCAAGAACACCGCGACACAGGACGGCATTAGGACAAAGGTGAGGTTGCCGCAAGACCCAGGCCAAGCCGGTAAGAGCCAAGCCAAGAGCTTGACGGCGTCCCTTGCAGGCTTTCCTGTGGTGTTCTACCCGGTTACAGGCAGCAAGGAGCATAGAGCCACCCCATTGGCATCTCAGGCGCAAGCAGGCAATGTTAAGCTGATACGCGGCCCTTGGAATGAGGCATTCTTGAGCGAAGCAGAGAATTTCCCTGAGGGCATCCACGACGATCAGATTGACGCCGCCGCAGATGCGTTTGATGAACTTACCAATATTCGACGGTCGGTGGTGTGGTGATATGGACGATTTGGAGAAGTCTTTGCTCTGGTTTATTGTCGCGCTTCTTTGTCTTCAGGCGGTTTCCTTATGAACCAGAAACCCATTGTAATCATCCCGGCGCGGTTCGGCAGCAAGCGCCTCCCCGGCAAGCCCCTTGCACTTATCGGTGGCAAAACCATGATCCAGCGGGTATGGGAGCAAGCCATGCAGATTCCCGGCGTTGAAGCCGTAGTGGTTGCAACGGATGACGAAGTAATCGCTGCCGTCATCGAGAAAGCGGGCGGCTTCGCTTTTATCTCCGACACCGAATATGAGACCGGCACAGATCGGGTAGCAGATGTAGCGCGAGTGGTTGGGGAGAATAGATTGGTGTTGAACGTGCAGGGCGACCTCCCGTTCTTTGCCCCGCAGATTGGCACCCGTTTACTTGATGCCCTCAAGGAGCACCCCGACGCAGATATGGCGACTCCTGTAAAACTTATGAGAGGTTGCCCGGATCAGTTCCGCGACAACAACGTGGTGAAGGTTGGGTTCGGCGTGGATTTCAGGGCAACCCATTTCGTGAGGCCAGCCAACCCGTCCCTTATCTCTCCCGAGGGCCACTGGTATAAGCACATCGGCGTCTACGCGTACAGGAACAAGGCGTTGCAGGCGCTGTCATCCATGGACCAGACCTTAGACGAGAAAGAACACCGGCTGGAGCAGCTCCGCGCATTAGGTAACGACATCCATATCCGGTGTTGCCCGGTCGTCGATGATTGTGGCCAGGAAGTCAACACCCCCGAAGATTTGAAGAGGGCCAACGATGGTTGTTAAGCGAAACCGGGTGAATGCCACAGGGAGTCAAAGGGATTTGAAGGCGCTGGCACAGATGCAGCTCCTCTCCTCTGTGATCGCCAGTCGTGCCATGCTCTCCTCCAGGATGGGGAAGAGCTTTGGCGGTAAGCGCGATCTATTCGAGGCCCTCGGCTACCCACTCGACATCACCTATGAGGATTACTTCGCAAAGTACAGTCGCGGCGACATCGCGGCGCGTATCATCGACGCCCCCGTCAACGGCACCTGGGAACAGAAACCGGAGATTGTGGAGGATGTGGATACCGAGACGCAGTTCGAGAAGGACATCCAGGAAGTCATCAAGAAGAAGAAACTATTCCACTTCCTGCGACGTGCCGACCTGTTGTCTTGCATCGGTAGCTACGCGGTGTTGCTCCTCGGCGTAGATGATGGCCTTGAGTTGAGCGAGCCGCTGGTGAAAGCATCGGAACTCCTCTACCTGCAACCGTATAGCGAGGGCAGCTCAGAGATCAAGACGTGGGACAAAGACAACACCAGCCCACGCTACGGTCTCCCGGAAACCTATCAGCTCAAGATCATGGAGCCGGGGAACGTCACCAGCTACCAGACGAAGATCGTGCATCACAGCCGCGTCATCCATATCGCGCAAGGGTTGCTGGAATCCAATACCCACGGCACCCCCAAGTTGGAGCGCATCTACAATCGGTTGCTGTCTCTCGACTTGATTGTCGGCGGCAGCGGTGAAATGTTCTGGCAGGGTGCTTTCCCCGGTTATCAGTTCAATGCTGAAAAAGAGATGGATATGACGCAATCTTCCGACGAATTGAAGGAGATGATTGATAAATATGTCCATGGCATGAAGCGATATTTTACTACGCAAGGAGTAAATGTTTCTAAGCTCGCCTCCGACATCGCTGACCCATCTAAGCATGTTGATGTGCAGCTCACAATGATCAGCATCGCCTCCGGCATCCCCAAGCGGATTCTTGAGGGTAGTGAGCGCGGGGAGCTGGCAAGCAGTCAAGATGAGAGCAACTGGAACGACCGCCTTGACAGCCGCCGCCTCGACGAAACGGAACCCACCATCCTGCGCCCCGTCATTGATCGGCTGATTGAGTGCGGAGTGATAACGCCTCCGGTTGGTGAGGAATATACGGTAATCTGGCCTGATCTCAACTCGCCCTCCAATAAAGACAAGGCGGAGGTGGGCAAGACCCGCACTGAGGCCATGGAGAAGTACCTGAGTGGTGGCCTCGATATCTTGATTGGCCCCAAACAGTTCTTTGAAGAGATCCTGGATATGGACGTCGCCCAGGTGGAGCGGCTGCTTGACGGTGGCGAGGAAGCGTTGGCAACTCTCAGGGAAGAGGAGCGGCAGAACAGGGAGACGGTGGCGGGGCAGGTTGGGGAGGAGGAACCGCAAGAATGAGCCTTTCCATCAAGTCGTTGAAGCAAGCGATTAGCGATAATGAGCGTATCACGTTTATTGCTTTGGTAGACGGGGCGGTTGCCGGGATCGCGGATGTAGCTTGGTCTCCTCTTGAAGACCCGTCTTTTGGCAATTTGTTTGTGGGCGAGGCGCACCGGTGCTGCGGGATCGGTCGCGCCCTTGTTCAGGAGGCCATTTCTTGGGCAGCGACAAATGGTAAGTCTTTATGGCTTCATGTCCAACCTGGGGATTGGCGTTCTGCATGGTATGTTCGTTGCGGGTTCAGGGAGACTGCGGAGTGCATAGAGGATAGTGGTCACGTCTGGTATTTCATTCCATCCCCAATTGGACAAGACAATGTGTGACGCCTGCCTCAACATAAACGAGCAACCCACCGATAAAGGGATTCTCATCAACGCCGTCCTCCAAATGGACCCGACGCGCACCCTTACGCTGCGGAAGAAGTTCGTCGCGGATGTTGACAAGCGGTTCCTGGCGTTGAAGAAGCTGATTACGGTGTCAATCGTCTTGAATGACTGCTTCGGCCTAAAACCGCGTGTAACCGCCCCTACGCCATTCTTCATTCAGGCGGCGGCCAAGCCTGGGCAGTTCGCTTTCGACCGCAGCAGCGCGAAGGTAGAGGGCTTCATGGCGTGGTTAGCGGAGCAGGAGGCCGCCGGGGTTCTCCAGATGGCGCAGAAGTCCCGGATTGGCGGTGCAGTTGAGCAGCCCTGGACCAACATTTACATCGACACCGCATACCAGCGGGGCATTCGCCGGGGCCGCCAGGAGTTACGGAACCAAGGCGTGGACATCCCAGGGTTCGGTGACAAGCAACTCCGCGACCCGATCATGACGGCGTTCAACCAACCCATTCACGCCGACAGAGTGGGGTTGATTTACACTAGGGCGTATAGCGACCTCAAAGGCATCACCGGCGTCATGGATACTCAGATAAGCCGGGTGTTGGCGCAAGGGATAGCAGAAAGGCGTGGACCACGGGAGCTGGCAAGAACCATAAATGAGCGTGTCGATGCCATTGGGATCACCAGGGCACGGACGCTGGCGAGAACAGAGGTTATCCGGGCACACCATGCCGCCAACATCCAGGAGTACCGGAACGCAGGGGTAGAAGGGGTGTCGGTGAAGGCGGAGTGGAGCACGGCGGGGTTCAATGTCTGCCCGATCTGTTCGGCGCTGCAAGGTAAGGTATTCACGCTGGATGAGATCGAAGGGATGATACCAAAACATCCAAATTGTCGATGTGTTTGTCTTCCACATCTGCCGGGAATCAGCAAAGCCCCTGTGGATGAAGCGCCTGGGGCGCAAGGGTTCACTGATGCCGTGTCTTTACAAGGAGCGCAGCGTCAATTTTCTGATTTATTCAATATTGATAACGTGGGAGCGTTTGGGGCGTCTTCTCTTGCTGGGGGTGAGCTGCTTCAATCAGTGAATGCTATCGGTAGAGAATTACAGAGGTTGGAATTGGCGTTCCCTGGAATTACAAAGTTGACAAGCAAACCGTTGAGTGCCGCTGTCGCTCCGGGGCGTCGTTTATCTGTCAGTTTGGGTGAAGAAATGTTGGGGGGTTCTCAAGGGCTGTATACTCCGAAATTAAATGAAATGCGCCTCGGCTCTATCGGCGTCCAAACAAAAACCCCAGTAATGGGAGAAACATATTCATGGTTGTCTGTTTATAACGATGAGCTTTCGATTTTTCGACATGAATATGCACACGCAATCCACGCTCAAGGGCTGTCTATTGAGAGATTTGATCAATGGTATGCCCTTTATAAAAGTAAGCCGGTGGAGTTTTGGGCGGAGAAAATCAGTGATTATGGTGCGACATCAGCCACCGAGTTATTTGCAGAAGCATTCGCTGGGTACACGAGCACAGCGTACAAGAAAGGAACATTCCCCCTTGAAGTTGAGCAATTCTTTAAGGAGGTACTGAAATGATCCAAGAACCAAAGTGCTCCATCAGAAAGTGCGTTTATTTTCAAGGAGTATCACAGCCTGATGGTACGGAAATGTCTGAGGTAGTTGTTTGTCAAGCATTTCCTGACGGCATCCCAGATGAAATTGCTTACGGTGGCAATCTACACACTGCCCCGTTCCCCGGACAAGTTAACGATATTGTGTTTAAGGAGAGCAAAGATGGATAAAAGGTTTTCAACGACTTTCAAGATACAAGCCACCGCGAAGGGCCAGCGCAAGACCATCGCTGGCGTCAACTATGCTGTCTACCCCTCCGTGATCCTGGTTGAAGGTGTTCACCACGGGGCAATCGGGGCACCAACCATGTACCCCACCGATGTGCTGGAGGCATCGGCTCCCCATTGGAATAACATCCCGGTGACCATCAACCACCCCCAGGACCAGGAAGGCGTTTACGTCAGCGCAGGCTCCCCGGAGGTGCTGTCGGCGTGGGCGGTGGGCAAGCTGCTCAACTCCCGGTTCGAGGACGGTAAGCTCAAGGCCGAGGTGATGATTGACCTCAAGAAAGCCGCCGCCAAGCACTCCACGCTGATCAATTCGTTGGATCGTAGCGTCGAGATGGAGTTATCCACGGGATTGTTCGGAGAAGAGGTGATGGAGCCGGGCCTTTGGAACAATGAAGCCTATGAAACCCGCCTCACAGCTATCCAACCCGACCACCTGGCGTTGCTGCCTGATGCCACCGGGGCGTGCAGCTGGGCGGATGGTTGTGGCGTCCGCGCCAACATGAAAGTGAACGCTGGTCCCGCTGTGAACCAGAGCAAAGAGGATTACCACCCCGACAAAGCAAATGTTTTGAGCCACGACGCCACCCATCAGCAGTTGTGGTCATACGTGAATTTCCATGATCAGAAACGGGATATTGCCAACGGGCCATTCCGTTATAACTACATCGTCGAAGTCTATGACAACTACTTCATTTATGAGGAGGAAAGCCAGGATGGAGTGAAGCACTGGAGACAGAGCTATTCCATCAATGCAGATGATAAGGTCGTCGTCACCGATGACAAAACACAGGTACAGAAACGAGTGGAGTATGTACCAATCAATCCCAACGCTAATGAGGAGAACAAAATGGCGAAGGAAAAGAAATGTTGTGCGGACCGGGTGGCGGCGCTGATTGCGAATGAAGCCACCCCTTACACTGCGGAGGACAGCGAAATGCTGACCGCGCTCACCGAAGCCCAGATGGAGAAGCTGGAAGCCCCTTACAAGGCAAATGCCGACGCGGACCCCAAGAAAGACGACCCCACCGATAAAGGGGTTGTGGTCAATGTTGGCGCCGAGGAAACCCCGGAACAGAAATGGGAGGCGTTTATGACCTCCGCCCCCGCTGAGTTCCGTGCCGTCATCAACGCAGGCACTCGCGCCCTGGACGCCAAGCGCACCGAGGCCATCACCAAGATCAAGGCCAACGCCCTGAACACCCTCACCGACGACGAGCTGAAAGCCATGCCTGATGTCGTGTTGGAGAAGCTGGCGCTGGTAGCAGCTCCGGAAGTGAAGCGCCCCAACTACAGCGGCCAGGGCGGTGGCTTCCAGACTAATGCCTCCGATGACGGCGAGGAGCCGTATGTACCGGTGACCATTAATTTCGCGAAGCCGGAAGTCAAGTAATTCAAGAATCAATCCCATAAGGAGGGAATGAAACATGAGTAAGAATACGATTATCTTGAAGGGTGCTGGTATCCGCAAGGAGCGGACCGCCAACGCCAACATCACCCCCGGCCATCTCGTCGAGGTTATGACTACCGGCAAGCTCCGGGTTCATGCGTCCGCAGGCGGGCACGCACAGAAGGCGTTCGCGGTTGAGAATGATCTCATCGGCGCCGGTATCTCCACTGTTTATGCTGCTGCCTCTCAGGTGCAGTACGAAGTTATGGAGCGCGGCTCTGAAGTCTACGCCCTGCTTGCCAACGGCCAGAACGTAGCGATTGGTGCCGCCCTGGAGTCCGCTGGCAACGGTGAACTTCGTGCCTACACCCATGACAGTGCTGGGTTGGATACCACCAACAACATCGTCGGCTATGCCCTTGAGGCAGTGGACATGAGCGATTCTTCTGCCGCCGACCCGAATGGCCGGATCAAGGTAGAAGTCGCGTAACCCAAGCAAACAACCTCTGAACAAGGAGATAAGAAGATGGATTTGATTATGAATGGAAAAGCAAGTGGCTCGGTCGCACAGCGGCTCATGGCCAACGGGATGAACCCCATGGCGTTGAAGCCGTGGATCGGTGCAGATGGTAACGTCTACATGACGCAGATCGTTAACGGCAAGGCTACCTCGGTGCCCCTGCACGTCAACGCCACCCTCCGCAAGGATGAGTGGAAGGAAATCGACCAGGCCGTTGTAATGGCTGCCCAGGATCGTATGGTTGGTGTCGCCGACCTCTACAGCCGTAACTTGGTGTACCGGATCGGCAACGGCCTCGGCAAAACTGTGTTGGAGTATGAGGACATCGACGACCTCACCGATGCCGAGTTGACCATGGACGCTGTGACGCCTTCCCAGAAGGACCGCCCCAACTACGAGCTGAAATACCTGCCGCTCCCCATCGTGCATAAGGATTTCAGCTTCAACGCTCGGGTGCTCGCTGCCTCTCGGACCACCGGCCAGCCCCTCGACACTACCACTGCTGCCCTCGCTTCGCGCCGGGTAATCGACAAGGTGGAAACCATGCTGTTCCAGGGTGCCAGTTCCTACGCTTACGGCGGCGGGACCTTGTATGGCTACCTCGACCATCCTGATCGGAATCGGGTCACGCTGTCTCAGAACTGGGATGCCAGCGGCAAGACTGGCGAGGAGATCCTGGATGACGTGAAGGCCATGAAGCAGGCGAGCATCGATGCGATGCACTACGGCCCGTGGGTACTCTACATCCCCACCGCCTGGGAGACCGTTTTGGACGATGATTTCAAGGCGAACTCTGACAAGACCATTCGTCAGCGTATCCTTGAGATCGGCGGCGTCAATGACATCAAGATCGCCGACAAGCTCACCGCCAACAAGGCGACCTTGGTTGAGATGAATGCTGAGACCGTCC